CAGAGTTGACTATTTTGAGGCCTGTTCCACCAGTGGTTTTCCCGACAACGAATGATTTACCGCTGCCAGGACCACCAGCTAGAAAGAATGCTTTAAATATATTGGGATCGTTCAGGCCTTCTAGTAGTTCTTGATATGTCTTCATTTTTACTTCCTATTAACTCTTGTTGCCTCATCAGTGCTATCACATATTTATGGTCTTCGGAAATTGGTTCAATTCTTCTTTCTTGTGTTTGAAAGGATTGCATTTTTTTAATTCGGTTTCTTGCTTTAGACATTTTCTCTTCCTTTTCTTGATGATATTGGTTAGAGGGTTTCTTTGGCATGATGAATGAGTTAATATCTCCTTTCTAATTATAATGGTTGTTGTTAGTTTATCTTCGTGATGCTAATGACCTTAATGGAAAATCTGATTTAATATTTGAAGTTGAGGCTTCAGCGCTCTTTCCTTCCTCATCATATCCATTAATATCACCATAAAAATGATCATCGGAAAATAAAGGTTGTTGTTTGACAGGTTTAGGTTCAATATGATCTACTTCTTCTAATTCTTCATCAATACTATCCTTTGCGACTGTTAGATACATACGATGTTTTTTATTTGCGACATTAAATACATGTTTGATTGACTTAACAAGAAAATCATTTCTTAAAAATTTATCTTTTCTGTCATCTGAATGTTTTGATTCTTTCTGTATATTTACAGATATCATATCTCCAGCTCCAAAGGTTGTTTGTCCATTAACCGATAGTTCTAAATTTAGGCCCATCTCTAAATTTGTAAATAAAGAACGTCTTTTCTGCAATGTATTTTCTGCCTTTACAGGATCAAAAACATATTCTGTTTCTTTCTTATTCCCATTATAAACTTCATATTGTGAATTTTTATAAACACCACTTTTATTCTTAATAGTTGTAACAGGAGTTAGATATTGAACAGGTATAAAATCTGAAATTCTGTTTCCATTCTCATCTACTTCACTACTGCTGTATAGAGGAGCGTCCTTCTTACGTCCAGCTTGAGGAGCATTTCTGGTTGCATATTTTTCAAGACCATGTTTCTGTAAGTTTTTATCATCAAGATAATTATATGTATTGACGTTAAATTTCTTCTGAACTATATCATGAGTTATCAATCTAGAGGATAATCCCCCTGCGGCCTGTGTGGTTGTTGTATCATTATTGGATGAAATTTTTACATCAAGAAGAGTACCCAAATCTTTTGTAACTTTTGCATTTATCTTAGCATTACTTGTTCCAGGCTCTGATGGATCACCAGAAGTGGTATTTGTAGCTACTTCAAAATAGTTAAATCGACTTCCTTCAGAGTATAGGCTTTGGAGTGATCTAAAATGATAACCTCTTAGGTTTTCAAAAAATACAAACGAACTTAATCCATGATGAACAGCTGTTGCATGTTTTGCAAAATTCTTAATGATATTAAATGGGCGAACATTATTTGCTATATATTCTTTGGTATCATTCGCCTGTTCAATGTACAAACGCTTTTTACATTTTAAATCTTTTCTTAATAAAGATTCAACCATTTCATGATATGTACCCCTAAGTGTTCTTGATATAAGGGTACGTTGATTATGAATTAACTCTGATGAATAGAACTCAAATGTCAAAATCTCAGCACCACCAGCGTAATTTCTACTTACCTTGGTGATATGAAAAACGTTTTCATCAAATTTTAATTTAAATGTCTCATCTTGCAAAGTTGGAGTTCTTATCTTCATCGACAAGTATTCTTGACCAATAAATGGTCCTTCATTCTGTAATGCTATAGTATTAACAATTTGAAGTTCACCCATAACTGAATTGCTATAAATACTTTCGTAAATAGCTATTTCAACTATTGAACTTTGAACAGGAATAACATTACCTGTAGAGGTAATTAATATGGCCTCTTCAATTTCAAATTGTCCTGCCTGTTCAAGTTCCATTATGTACCTCTAATTTGATTGTAAAGCTTCGTATTCTTTTATAAACTGACCAACATAATTACCCTGCAAGAGTCGTATTTGTCTTAGTTTATCTTGTTCTTTTTCTTCATACTCAAAATTAGTTACTAATGTAGCAGAGGCATAATCTGTGTTATCTGTACCAATATTTATAGTAATATCAGAGTTGCCAGAAGACTGAGAAATCTCATAGTGATGTACACCATTAGGGTTACTATATTTATCAGCAAGGTATGATTGAAACTGATTAACGTTCATAGGCCACTGGTGGTAACGGTCATATATATCATTAATCAACAAAATCATCCAATGAAGTTCTGAATCTCCATATATATCAAATGCAAGTGCCTCTGGAGATTCACTACCTCTTATACTATATTTTTGAAACATTGAAGACTGAGATTTGACTGCTGCTCTAGCACCAATCCTTTTTAGTATATTAGTTACTATGAGGGTATTACCACCCTCAGTATTTGTATATTGTATCTTAGGGAACTTTTCAAAATACATATTAGTACCCTTTTCTAGCTGCTTCTTGTGTTATGATTTCAATTTCGTCAAAAGTCATAGATATTGAACTGTTTTGGGGTGGCGCACCTTTATCATCACCTACAGTAGGTTCATAAGCAGTAAATCTCTCTCCACCATATTTAACATCTAGATCAGCTAAATAACATGTGGAGATTTTATTTAAATATAGGTTTTCTTTGGGTTGACCATCAGTATCTTGATAATAATATTTTATGTCCATAGTTGTTGGAATTGTTAAAGTTCTTCCTGCGCCGCCGTCAAAACTAACGCTTGATACCAAAGAGTCTCCGGCACCAACTAGCCCAGAATTACTAACGCCTAGAAAAGTTCCCGCAGCTAATCCAAATGAGTCTGTGTATTTTGGAAGCATTGCAATCTTAAAAGCGTTTATAATTGCATCAACTTGTTTAGCTTCTTGATGGGATTTTGGAATAAAGGCGAACTCAAATTGAAATTGTCTCCTACTTACACCCTTAAAAATCATCTCCATTTTATCAGTGACAATTTTTCCTGCCGCTAGAAACCCAGCTTGTTTAGCTCCTGGCCCTAATTCATTCAGAAGACCGCCAACGGTGGCTGCCGAAAGATTTTTGCCAAATTCAACACCAGTTTTACCCGCACCTTTAAGGCCTGCGCCCAATGTGTCTAAAAACCCTTCTGATGCAGTAATGTCACCAATAGTATTAAATCCAGACTCAGCAGTACTTCCAATTGCCATATCTTCATAATCGGATTTATATTTCACACTTACTGACGGAGGCATATACAATGCAATTTGCGTAACAACACTTTTTGACGAACCTCTTAGTGCAAAACTACGCTTTTTAAATCCTGTTTTATCTTCTACTTTTTGTAATCGGCCGGCGGTTATACCGTGGATTTGAAATATAATATAGTGTCCTTGCATAACAGAAGCATTATCCATTGGATACGCCAATAATGTCGGCGATGAAAGTCTATTATTAGTTTTACCAAATCCTTTTGAAGCTACTTCTTCATTTATTTTATTACGGGAAGTACCAGGCTCTACTTTACTTCTATTACTGGATGGCTTAAATGCAATTCTACCTGCCATGTTTAATTTCCTATCTAAATAGTAGTTCTTAAAGGTATTTATACATCATGGCATACAAAGGTAGATATACACCAAACAATCCCCAAAAATATAGGGGCAATCCACATAAGATCGTCTATCGTTCTCTATGGGAACGAAAGTTTATGGTATATTGTGACAGCAGCGCTTCTATAATTGAATGGGGTAGTGAAGAGATCATTATACCATATTTATCTCCTTGGGATGGAAAAAAACATCGTTACTATCCAGATTTCTATATTAAAGTTAAACGACATGATGGTAAGATAAAGAAATACATCATAGAAGTTAAACCAAAGAAACAATGTAGTCCACCCAATCCAAAACCATCAAGAAAAACTAAACGTTGGTTCTCTGAGGTTAAAACATGGGGAGTCAATGAAGCAAAGTGGAAATATGCAAACTCTTGGTGTTTGGATAATGGTATGGAATTTAAAATACTAACTGAAGATGATTTGGGTATTCGTTATAAATAACAGTATGGCAAATAGCGATTATATACAAGGCGTAATAGACGCAGCAAAAGGTAAACCATACTCCACTGATTGGTATCAAAATAAAATCAAGGAATTTGGTCAGCCTGGCCGATTAGACCTCATCAGGGATGGTAAACAGAATACTAGTCCATTCGGTAAATCACTGAACATGTTTGTGTATGGGCCTAAATTTAAAAAGACACTTCCTTACTATGATACATTCCCATTAGTATTACCCCTAGAGAAATATAAAGATGGTTTTCTAGGTATCAATTTTCATTACTTACCTATTCCTTTAAGAATGAAGTTGTTGGATAGGATGTTAGACTTTGACTTAAATGCAAGTTATAGTGCAATCAAAGGAATTAGTTTAGTTAAACCAACTATACACAAATACTTAGCAGGATACACAAAATCTATGTTTCGTAAAATTGATGAAGATGAACTCGTTGTTGCAACCCTTCTTCCTGTTCATAATTTTAAGAAATCTAGTGCAAGTGCTGTATGGTCAGATTCAAGGAAAATGGTATAATGGCAGACAGACAATCAAATTTAAATTCAGCTTTCCAAGTTGATTCTACCTTGGAGCCAAGATCATATCTTGATGAGTTTAGAAGTGAACTCTCAAGAGGTGGAATTGCCAAATCAAATAAATTTCAAGCAAATATAAATCCGCCAGGCCCAGCTGATGGAGGTTCATCAACATTACGTTCTATAATGCTTAGAACTAATTCTGTAGAATTACCAGGCAACACTTTAGATACGGAAACTGATTCAAATATATACGGACCTAATAGAAACATTGTAGCTGGAGTAAGTTATGCCGATACTATTACCATGAGGTTTATTTTGGATGAATATATGGAAGTAAGAAAATATTTTGAAGACTGGCAAAAATTGATGTATAACCAACAAACATGGAATATAAAATATTATGATGAATACCACGGGACTATTGATGTTTTTTTATTAGACCAAGACCATAGCCCGACATCAGGGTATAGAATATGGGAAGCATATCCATCAACTATTGGGCCCATAGAATTGGCTATGGATGCCACTGACCCTTTTATACAAGATTTTTCGGTTAGTTTTAGTTTTAGGTATTATAGTGACATTGGAGATCATGGCACACAACAACCATCGTTTAATGACTTTAAAACTTCTTCCGCTCTTTCAGCTAAAAAAGAAATTAATGCGTTAAATGCAAGTAATGAATTTAATAATTAAAATAATATATATATGATAGCATTGAAGTTATCTG